GCGTGTCCGCATCGATGCCGTCGCGGATCACCATGGCAATCTGCTCCTGCGGTATGCCTACAGCCACCATCTGCCCGACTTGCTTGCGCTCGTCGTCCGTTGGCTTGAACGGTGGACGGCCCGTTGGTTTACCCGTTGGTTTACGAGGCATCTGCTTCCAATCCCTTTTCTAATACCGAAAAAGACTTACCATTTGCCTCCAGCGTAGCATCTTTCCCGGTAAATTCACACCACCGCTTTACGATCACGTCGCAGTATTTGGGGTCGAGTTCCATCAGTCGAGAGTGGCGACCGTTCTTTTCTGCGGCGATCATGGTGGTGCCGGAGCCGCCGAACGGGTCAAGAATTACGTCACCCCCCTTACTGCTGTTTGTCACCGCCCTTTCAATCAACTCAACTGGCTTCTGGGTCGGGTGAACGTAGTCTCCTGTCGAACCGCGTGACGAATACCAAACATCAGACTGTGCTTTGTCCCCGTACCATGCGCCGCCCTTGACGTAGAAAATAAACTCATGCTGCGGCCTATAGTTAGCATTGCCAAGCCCTATGGACTTCTTGTCCCAGACGATACAGGCAGATGGCTTTAAGCCACAGTCCAGCATAGCCGCTTCAAACTCCGTATAAGTCCGCCACGGAAAGCACACATATTTTGCCGACTCTGATTTGCTTACACCCACAGCAGACGCCATCGCATCGCGTACAAGGCCAATCAAGTCGTCCCCGGTCTTATCGTCGCCCAGAATCATTCCGTGCGCTTTAACTCTAGCTCCCTTCGGGGTGGAGCCAGCCGCCCGTCCGCCACCATAGCTCATACCATAAGGCGGGTCCGTAAACACCATATCGGCCTTCTGCCCGCCCATCAGCTTATCCACCGCATCAATACTGGTTGAGTCTCCGCACATCAGCCGGTGATTGCCAAGTACCCAGATGTCACCCTCAACCGTCACCGGGTTCTCCGGCACGTCAGGCACCGCGTCTTCGTCGGTTAGACCTTCGGTTTCATCAACCAGCATATTTGCCAGCATATCGTCGCCAAACCCGATTAGGCTTAGGTCAAAGCCATCCGCGTCCAAGTCTTTCATTTCCACCGATAGCAAATCCATATCCCACCCGGCGTTCTGCGGTAGCTGATTATCCGCCAGCACATAGGCTTGCTTCTGGGCCTTCGTCCAACCGGTCGCCGTCATGGTTGGCACCTCCTCAATGCCCAGCTTCCGCGCTGCCATAACTCGGCCATGCCCGGCTATGATCTCACCGTCTTCGTCAATCAGCACCGGGGTCGTCCATCCCCATTCTTTTATCGACGCTGCAAGCTGCGCCACCTGCTCGTCGGAATGCGTCCGTGCATTTCGCGCATACGGAATCAGATCATCCACTTTGCGCCGTTCAATTTTATCCGCAGGCCAATCTTTCATTTTGCTTTCCATGTTTGTGTAAAAACCCCTAGCCCGCAGTTGTACCCCCAAACCCCCACCCTAAAGGGTGGGGGGGTTTTTGGGGTACACGTTTCTGCGGTTTTTTGCCCCTCGTACCCCAAAAACCCTTTTAGTACCCTAGGGGTTTTTGGGGTAGCACGCAAAAGTTGTTCAAGCATTACGTGAAACAACCATTGCGGATGCCCAAACCTTATCAATTATGATCCAGCCGTCATGTTTCTTTTCGATCATATTTGCTAAAAGCAACGCCCCGATAAGTTTGTTGTCATAGCTCGGATTGAGCATATTTTGTACTGTCCGGTCAGCCATGCCATCGCTTTCAAGTTTGCGAGCTAATGCCGCACGGGTCAGATATGGCTGGCCGTCAATATCCTCTGCGCCGGATGTCCACCACGCATTCTCAAACATCTTTTGATGTTTGACGATTGGACTGTCTTTCTTTGCTTTGACAGGCTCCTGTCCGGCCACCAGCACCGCACTGGTCACTTGGTCGCCGTCCTCATCCATCCAGCCCTTAATAGGCACAGACTGCAACTCAGCAAATACCGGCGTGGCTTCCTCTGCATCCTTCGATTTACGCTGTACGATCTCAATCGTATCGCCGGGGACCACGCTGATCTCAATATCCAACGCCCCGCGCCATGCGCTACTGCCCCGCGCACGGTGCTGTGCCTCGTTTGACACGCCGGTATGATGTACCAATACCACGCTGCAACCGAACTCATGTATCAGCGCCCCACAGGCATCCAGCATCGATTTAGCATCCTGTGCGCTGTTTTCGTCGCCATCCAGAAACCTGTGCAGCGTGTCAACCACGATAATCTCTGGCACACTGGGCAGCGACCGAATAGCGTCTACCGTTTTCTGGTAACCCTGCGGGGTGTTTAAATCCAGACCATGCCGTGAAAGCCACATATCCAGCCCGCTGACGGCCTTGTGCTGCTTCCATGCGGCTACCCTACCACGAAGACCGTGATGGCCCTCACCGGCCAGATACACCACCGTACCGTGGCGAACCTTATTTCCAAACCATTGAGATATAACGCCCTTGCTGGCAACCGATAGAACCATATCCAGCACCATAAACGTTTTGCCACCGCCAGATGGTCCGTGAACCATTATTAAGGCTTGACTTTGCAGCCATCTTTTGATTTGCCAGCGGATCGGGTCTGGCTGTTCCGAAAAGCTATCGGCCGGGACAAGCCAATCGTCTGCGGGCGGAAAAAGCAACCCTGCCAAATCGCCGCCCGATTGATGATAATCGTTTGCATCGCCCTCAATCGGCGGCATTACAATCCGACCGCCGTGCTTGGCGCTGGCCTCGTCAGCCTTATTACGGCCAACGCCGGATGCGTCATTATCTGCCACTATTACAATTTCCTGCGTCTGGCCGTGTATATCGCGCAACTGGCCGACTATTTCCGGCAGGTTATTCGCGCTGTAGGCAATAACGCAAGGCCGACCGGATATTTCATGGATAGTCGCGGCAGTAGCGTAGCCCTCGGCTACAAATATCGGCCCCGGCGTTACCTCGCCCAATGTCCATGAGCATGACTTGGTTGTGCCGCCGGGATGATAACGCTTTTCATCGTCGGAGATATATTGCAGGGACGCCAGATCGCCGTCTGCGGCGTATAGCGGCACAATTAACCGACCGTCGCCGGTCAATCGTGCGCCGTGGGGATTGATGCCCTTGCGCTTTAGATACGGATGATCCGGGCTTGCGGCGATTGCATCCCGCCAAATTGTCTCGACAGTGCCGGCTGCAACTTCCGCCTTGCGCTGCCGTGCCAGATCGCGCTCTGCCTTGGCCTCCGACTGCCGCCGCAAAATTGCCATATTTTCAGCGGGTGACAAATCGCGGCCTATTTCGGCCTTAAATACGGCGTCAATCTGATCGCGCCAGCACCCAAAACGCCCAGCCACCGGCTCATCTGGAAACGCAATATACCAGCCTGAATCGTCGCGTTTGCGGCCCTTGGTACTAAAGCGGTGAAGCTGGCCGTCAATTTCCAGCTTGTGCGGCGGCTCAATCCCAGCGGATCGCATGGCGTCAGCTAATTGCAACTCAGGTGGATCGACCTGTTTGTTAGACGGGACAAACGGCCCGCCGAATATGTCTTTTATGTCAGCCATTTGCTCGTTCCAATATATTTCTCACCAACCTAGCGTAGCCCTCAATATCAAGCCAGTGGTCAATGTTGTTCGGGTCGCCGGAAACAATCCGCGCCATTTTTGACGCCATCATGTCAAGGCTTTCGCGCTGGTCATATGACAAACTTCCGGTATCACAAACATCTCTCAGCGCCATTTTTATAAGCTGCGAAATTTTTGCAACGTCGCGGTAATCACCATATTGTTGCTCGCGCTGGTCGAGGGTTTCCATTACATCGCCCATGCGGGTGCCTCCGTGTAGGCATATTTTGCCCAAGGTTGGGATAGCTTATCTTGCTGATAGTAGCTGCGATATGCAGCCACGCTATCGCTGCATTTGTAATCATCTGGCATACACTGCGGCACATCGGTCAACGCCTCGTTGGGCGATATGGCGCTCGGCGCAACAGCCAGCGGTGCAAGCAAACGCTGGGTTTTATGCGTTTTGTTGTAACGCCGAGTGTATTCCGCACAAAGCGCAGTCAGGTGCAAGTGCGTCCAATGATAATTTGCAACGCATTCCCGAACCCACACGGCACTTGGATGATTTTTATGCGTGGTTTTATATAAACCAGCCTCATCTGCGTATTCGTCGCCATCTAGCAAACGATGCGCGGTGCTAAGTAGCTGCGCTGTTTCAAGAATCATTTTGACAACGTGCTTGTCGCACTGCGCCTGTGCGGATTTAACAGGGCATTCGTCTAAATAAAATATATTCACGACGCCTTCAACTCCCCATCGCTCAAGCGTTCAATCTCAAACTGCCGCAGTTTAGGCGGATGGTCGCCCCAGCGATAGGTGCCGTGCAGCCCAATGCCGAGCGCCTCGGCCATTTTCTTGCGGTCGCCAAAATAGGCAATAGCTTCGTCCGTTGTCATTTTTTTTGCTCCTGTGTGAAATTAACTGTTTGCACCCTAATGCAATCTGTGTTTATATGTAAATACAAAATCGCAACCGGATAACCCAACCGCGATTAAGCAGGAGAAAAAGACATGAACGACCTTGATGCAATGTACGACGACCAAGCAATTGTGGAAGCCGCCCTTGCAATCGCCCGCACGGTTCGCGACGAAGTACCGGCAGGACGCTGGACCCGCACAGCGGTGCTTC